CCATACCAGCTTCTAGTACAGGAAGGTTTAAACTACCAGTAGCCACATCGTCGAAACCGACAGCTACTTCTTTAGCTTGAGCTACAACGTAATTCTTACGTACACCCTTAAGTGATTTCTTATAGATGGGCTGAGAGTTCATAATCTTGCCATCTTTTGTCTTACCTATGATTGAGAAATAGTCCGATACTCCAACAGCAGCAGCCGTAATAAGAGCACCGTTAGCATCGTAAAAAGCATACTGACCATTAGTTAAAAGATTAACCTTACTAATATCTGTTGCTGTGGTGGTATAAGCACCTGATGCAGTATATGCAAAGAATTGTTTCATAATTTACTTAATAAATTTTCTTGAATAATATTTTTATAATTAACGTCGTCTATGTAAGCCTTAATCTTTCTAACAGCTATATTAACAATCTCACGACCATTACGTTTTAAGTCAGTCATAATATCAAATTCACTATTTATAAGAATAGGCTTCTTTATGTAATGCAATTGTAATTCATTAATATTGAACTTACCATCACTGTATAAATATATACGATTAGCTATTCTAGTTAGCAACGGACTATCTTTTTTAGAACGTTCGTAATAATCTCTTTGCATATCGTCTATACTTTCATAGTTAGCGTTTCGGCAAGGTATATTTAATATATGACCTGAATCATTGCTTATATCTGAAATCGTGTAATCTAATACCTCGAAGGTATTTGTTAATACCAAACCATTATATTTGATATTTACCTTACCTACAAGGTTTGGCGACCGTTTGACAAATATCAAAGTATTAGGCTTATAAATATTGTCGTATCTTTCATAGTATATGTCTATACTATTATTCGGTCTGGCTATAACGTTATTCAATACCATAAATAAAGCATCTAAACTGGCATACCCATTTGGATTGGGATAAACGATTGAATCAATTAATACGTCTGTGCTCGTTAAATACTCTATACTGAAATTATTAAAAAACGGAGTTGATATATTGCTATCTAATGTAATATAACTAACATACACATTATTGGTAGTGTTATGATATACGGGTACATCACATGAATATTCAACTTTAACAACACCTTTAACTAGATATAAAAAATCATTTGGAATCACTACGAAACTACGTGTTTCATCTTCGTAATTAATATTTAGATAAAGTTTACTGCTTTTAAGTTCTTCAATATCCTCGAATCGTAATAAAGTATTATCGAAACCCTCTTTTATTTTATCACTAATAGAGTTATCTATAAATTCATAGATAGCATCATTAATAATCCAATCTTTTTCATGAGGTTTAATCGTCGCTACTTTATTACTATTCAAGTATTGTAACGCTAAGTTGAGAGCAATATGTAACTCTTTAGCAGTTTGATACATTTTATCTTATTTTAGAATTTAGAACGATTACTGTATTTAACAATTATCTCTTTATTATCTGGATTCTTAAACCATTGAACAGCTTCTTCAACATTACGTCCGATTGTATCTTGTGTCATAGCATCTATGATTAAGGTACTACTAGGATAACGTTTAAAAATACCTGATTTAATATATCGCTCAATATCACCACGAATGGCTAAATCTACATCTTTAATAGTAGCTACAAACTTAGCAGGGTTGTTCATAATATATTGTAGTAACGCTGTTTGCTTACCGATTAATTCAACCTCAACACCGTGAGGTATTAGAACATCGTATAAATTACCAACTTTAACTTTATCAGCAATGATTTCATTAAATTTAGTACTAGCTGCTACAATTTGGTTATCTTTAGTTACCTTAGCTAATTCTGTATCTATCTTATCTGTAATGTAAAATCTAATATTAGATGATATATTTACATCTTGTTCTCGGTTAGATACTTCGTTATTAATCAACGCATATCGCCATATCATGTAGTGTTCAATATTAACAGGTACTACACCCGTTCCAAGAATCTCTTCTTCCATATTGATTAACCTAGATGTTCTATCTTCATATAAAGAACGTTGCTCATTATAATCGTTAGTACTTGACATCTTAATGTTATACTCTTTACGCAAGGTAGTTTCAGAATCTTTGTACTTAGCTGCTTCATCAGCTGTTTTAAAGCGTAATGATATATCTAAGTCTTTACCTATTACTGGGACGATGATAGAGAGTGAATCAAAATATTCTTCAACTCTCTTATCATACATCACATCAGTAGAAGCGTTACGAATAATCTTAGAAACTACTTTAGTATTGAAGTTAGGATAAGCTAATAATTGATTAATAGCTGTCATATTTGAGCCTAATCTACGGGCTCGTGCAGGACGTGATTTAGCATTATAATAATTATAACCTGATGAACTTTGTCGGTTATTAAGCTTTACGGCACGTGAGTGAATTAATGTAGACATTTCTTTTAAATTAAGTTATTGTCGTTAAGTTATTTATTATCGAGACGCTAATTTAAAACAACGTGAACCATCAAGGATATTGATAGAACGAGATTGTTTTACGTGGTATGATGTTTCATCTTTTTCAGTAGCCCATGAACTAGCATCTGGTAATTTACCCCAAGATGCAGGTAGTGGAGCAGCTCCTTTAACAACACCTACGATATTAGCTTGACCCTTCATTTGAGCAATAATAATATTACGGTCTCCGTCGTATGTAGAATAGTCCATAAGAACACCTGTATGAGATGACATAGGATAACCTGTACGAGGGTGTAAGTTATTATTCTTACGGTCTAGTTCACCAAGGAATCCAGTATCGAACATTACGTCATGGATAACAGTTACTAAGTGTCCAGCTGGATTAACAAACTGACGGAAAGAGTTACCATATTTCAAGAAACCATCTTTACCACTCATTACGAATCTATCACCAACAGCAGTTAAGAAAGCAGAACCATTGCTAACTAATTCGCCCATGATTGATTCACCGAAGTCCTCTACGAATCCCATACCGCCGTGAAAGATAAGTTCTTTCTTACCGCTATCTGATTTACCCCAGAAAGCCTCCGATAGAATATTCTTAACTTTACGTAATGGTAAAGTGAATCCGTAAGAATCAGCATTGCCCTCTTCCTCGATAGTTTCTTCGATACCTGCACCGATTGGAATAACTTTCTGTGATACTTTATCTCTCAAATGGATTACACCATTAGCGTCTTTATTGTAACGGCTAAGATATAAATCGTGGTTGTTGTGTTCACGAATGTCCAACTCGAATTGACGTTGCTCCTCGTTAATCCACAAACTAGATGGCTTACCATCGACTGTGTCAGTACCGCTAAATTCAATCTGAACAACTTTGTTAGCTAAGTTACCTTGAATACGCTTACTATATCGTTTAAACGATACCATGTTAGTCATACGACCAGGCCCCATAACATTACTTCTATTACCTACTGAACCAGATTCCGCAACGTTAGGAGCCGTCATTACCCAAAACTTACCACTAATCAAATTAGCGATATCGCAACTAGCATTATAATCAGTTGTTTTCAACTGTAATGTGTACTTGAATCCGTTAACTAAACCGCTAACTTCTTCACCCTCGCCATGAACATAAGCGTGAGTCTTTCCATCAGGAGCTAACAAACCATACTGTGGAATGATATGACTATCCTTGAATACGACATCGAATGTACTATGTGCATATCCGGGTGCTGGGTTAGCTGCAACGTCAAATGATACAACCTCTGAAGTATGGTGCATTTCACCCATAGTATCCCAGAAGTAATCACGGTCATTTACATCTTTAATATTACCCTGACCCTCACTCATTGTTAAAAAGCCGAAACGGTTACCGAATTGACCATTACCCCAAAGATGCGTAAGCTTAGTACTAATCTTATCAGGTGTACGAAGTATTAATTTATTTAATGAATCTTCGTCAGTGAATTGTTTAGATTCATAGTTTGCACTATATAATTCTCTTAACATAAACTTGAAATTTTAATTGATTATTTTTATTATACTTTAATTCTATCAGCAGCAGATTTATGACTATTACGTGTAAAAGCTTGGCTGTTAGGTTTAGCCATTTGTTGCTTTCTATTAATAATATCAGATACCTTTTTATTAGCTACTTGTTGTTTAATAAACTGTTCCATATCACCACCTAAGAAGAATAACAAATCAGAAAATATACGATACTCTAAATTGTTTTCAACAGATGCTCTATCTAGTTGTGCTTGACTATAACCCTCAGCTGTTACAGCCTTAGATATATACTTATAAAAGTCATCACGTGATGCTGTTTTAATAGCACCCTCTTTGGTCTTAATCTTAAAGTTCTCTGGTATATTAAATCCTAAAGAATCAAACTTACCTGTTTTAATAATAGTATTCACTCTACTCCAATGTTCGTTTATCTTAGACGATTGTAACTTCTCATTAGCAACACGTCTTTCTTCTAGTAGTGAATCTTCTTTAACCTTAATAGCTTTAAGTTGCATTTGAGCAGAGGTAGCCTCATCTAATAAAATCTCATTAGTCTTATACATTTCGATAAGTCTATCTATCTGCTGTGGATTACGACCACGTTTAGTTTCGATATCACGTACTACTGTTTCCATTATATGAATATCGGTATCTTTAGTGAGAGGTGTTGTAAGTAATGTAACATCTCGGTTATATCCTTTAAGACTACCAACTGCCAACTTATACTTAAACATATCCTCTAACTCGGGATTCTCTTCGAAGAATGCATCGAAAGCTTTACCGACAGCATTTCTACTCTCTTGTTTAACAATATATGCGTTCCTAGATGCTAAACCTTCAATTGAATCTTCAAAAGTTATTTCATCACCTTGCTCGTCATAAGCTATTAAACCATCTATTTTAGCAATAGAATCAAGTATGCCACTATCTCCAGATGCTTCACCCATTTGTTCAGCTATCTCAGCAGCACTTAGTACTATTTCACCATTGGCATCTACTGCATCACCTGTTGCGTTTATTACGTAATCTACATTATCTACTGTAATACTATCACCTTGTTTAAAGCCAACTGCGTTATTATTTGCAGCATCACCGTCGGTATTATTGTTATTATTGTTGTTGTTGTCAGGATTGATAAAATATTGCAAACCATTCTTAAATTGGTCTGCGGTTACTCCGCTTTCTATAATCCCTTTATCTATTAAATCTTGTAATGTGATGCTTACGTTATCACCTGTTAAAATACCATCTTTAAAATCAGTTATTTTAAAATCGTTTATCAATACATCTGTTATCGAGGTGTCTGTTATACCCCTATTTGATAGCTCTGTATTTATTGAATTGATATATTCCATATCGTTAAATTGTTTAAATGAATAGCTTATTTATGCTTTATTGGTATGTGTACAAATTAAAGGTACAAATCGGATTTACCTAGAATTTGAATTTTGTTAAAAGTAACTTTTATTATTTGCTAGATTTAGCAATAGGTTTTCTATTAGCTACATATTTAGCGGTATCGGCTTGTATCTTAGCTACACTTATAGCTGTGTCTGCTTGTAGTTTAGCAATATTGTCTTTAATAGTATTGGCTTTATCAGCTATACTCTCAGTACTATCACCGTCTGATGTTATTTCAGCTAATTGTAATTCTATATCTTTTAATTGTAAAGCTAATGTATTCTTCATAGACTGTAAATCATAATCTTTCTGTAGTGTAGCACTAAATCTAGCATCTTCACGTTGAATCATCTCAGTTCTTATTGCATCGTTACGTTTAGCTGTTTCTTGTTCAGCCTTAGCTTGAGCATCAGCTCTACTACGTTCTAACTTAGCCCAATCACTTACTATCTTTCTAAACTTAGTACTATTGTTAGCTTCAATAGCTTTAGCTGCTAATTCGATATTACCAGCATTTGCAGTACTCATTACTAATTGCTCATACATATTCTCTTTACGAGCTTCCGCATAACTATTAGCTATAAATATACCATAATTACTTTCGATATGGTCTTTACCATTAACTGAAAAGTAAGCTAATTTATTATCGCTATTATTATATGCACCTTTTGCTTTAGTACCATCTTCCTCAGCCCATGCGTATTTAGAGTGGTCTAGTAATGACATATACTCTTTCTCCATAGCTTTAGTAAATACTTCGTTAATAGGTAATGAACCAATACTAGCTCTGAATACAGCATCTTCATTAACACCTTTACCATCACTAGCGTAAGTCTGACCAAATCTTTGTCGATTCATACTTACCTCGTCCCATGCTTCTTCTTTGATTTCAATAAGTATCTGACTAAGTGCCGATATATATTGAGTATCATTAGCATTAACAGTCTTCAAACCATTTATGGCATTAGCAAAATTATCAGCAGTTTCGTCTACGTACACAACACCATCGGACTTAATATAATATACCGCTTCTTCTTGACTTATTTCATCATCGTCTGACAATAGCCCTTTAGGTAATACTAACAATTGTCCTTTGTTACGTGCTATCGTAAGCTCTCTGTAATAATGAATAACATTGAATAAAATCTGATATGGTATTAATGCTCTTATTATAGAATGACTAAATACATTAGTAAATAAAAAGTTCTTACCCCCGTAAGGTAATTTAACCATAGATGAATTATTCAAATCATCACGTTGTACTAATAATTCGCTAACAGGTAAATAAACACCTATTGCTTTTGGTCCAAGTCTATATGATTCATATACTCTATTACGCCATACTGATTCTACTTTAATATCGCCATTAGCTTTATCCAATTTATAATCGGCACTAACTTCTTTAGATATTACTGAACCTAATGTGTCCTTATAGTAAACAATCTTTATTTCCTTTTGTCCTTTAAACACACAATGAGCAATTTCCGTGAAACGTTCACTATCAGCGAATGTGTTATTTAAAAGTCTATCAACTATTGTCATTGTTCTACTAGGATTGTCTATATCTCTAACTAACACGGGTTCACCGTTTGGTGTAGAAAGTAATAAATCCTCTAGTTTAGAATACTGCTCTTTAGATAGTTTATCACCGAACCTAATCATTATTCCGGGTATGCTATCTTTATATATTCTAACAAAGGCATCATTATCTTCAATAAAGTCAGAAGTACCGATAGGATAACCCTCTAACGGGCTTACAATCTCTTCAACTATATCATCGTTACTAATGCCAGTATAAGTATAAAATTGACCAAGTGCTACCCAATCAAGATACGCTTCCCAAAACTTATATTCTAAATCTAGTGTTTGCTCTAAGTAAGTAATAGCTTCTTGACCGAATAGAGCACGCTGGTCATTCCAGTTCTCTGTAAAGTCTTTAACAACACTAGCTATATCTACCTCTTCACCATCTGGAGCAGGAGTACCAAAACTCTTACCCATTAATGATTGAAACTTCTTTTTTAATAACACAGTAGTTAAAGCTGTTAATTCTTCTTTAAACTTGTTTATACTATCTGGGTTATTAACACCTACTTTAATAGGTTTTCTACTCTTTACAATCTCACCTAAGAATCGTTGCCAAATAGGTGTTATTATATTATAGTTACGAAGCTTTGCTGGAAATTGCGTAAGCTTAGGATTTTCAGAACCGTAAGGCTCAATCACATAACTATAACTCTTACTATCTACTTCGCCATTCATGGCTAGTATTAATTTTTCAATCTCGTCTTTATCATTCTGCGATGAACCGGTAGCACGTGAGATAAGTATATCAGTTACTGATTCAGTAAATGCTATACTATGTTTCACTTCTTCGCTAACACGCTGTTCAGGAAAATAATTAATTTTATCCATAATACTATGTATAATTTATAAGGCTTAAATATAATTTATTTATTTACGAGTACCATTCTTTTTTGAATATACTTTTTTTAGATTTTTTGCTAGTATCTTTAACAGCTTGTTTACTAAGTGATAATTCCTTATCGTCAAACATAGCTAGTAGAAAATCAGATAGTCTATCAAAGTTATCATCGGGGTTCCAATCTCTAATCTCTTCAAGAAAAGGTAAGTCAAAGATATAATGAAAATTATATTTAATAACACCCTCTGAATCATTACCTCTAGTAGAATGTAACCATTCTCTAAAGTAGGTTATTGCTTCACTTTTCCTATTACCTTTACCTATTGTTATACCGTATGTATCTTCTTTTACATCTGATACTTTTAAATTGAATACACGATGTGGTTGTTTAACCAATCTATCTAATCGTTTATGTTTTCTAAAGAAAGCCACTGTATCACCCCTGTCTGTCTCAGGTAGTATCTTAGCGTTATACATATCGGCAGTATCTAATAATAATCTAAACACTGTATCATTTTTATCAGGTCTACCTGTATATGATGCGACTATCGTATCTCCCCCCGTAGGTGAGAAATTGTTGATTCTCTGTCTAACCTTGAATGAGTGCAATGAATCTTTCTTTGTTAAACTCTTTGTATCTTTATCAATAGCAACAGGGTCATAAGTTATTCTATAAAGATTGTCAGGAATAAGCCCTTCATCATTTGTTTCAGGAGGATAGAATACACGTAAAGCACCATGTAAATCATCACCTTTTTTAACTAATCTGTGAGGTATAAAGTCATGTATCTTTGAACCCTCATTAGTTAGCTCACGGTTAGATTTAAAGACCGCACGACCTAGTTTATTTCGAGTAATCCAACCATCAGTATAAAATCTATAATCAGGGTCATGTTCTACTCGGCTAATATGGTCTAATAATTCAGGCGTTACGAAGTCGTTATCCTTATTAACGCCAAAGCTCTCTTGTGGGCTGTTAGAATATTGACCTACGTAAACGATATAGTCAGATGTACTCTTCTTAGATTTAGCGTCTAAGCGTTCAGCGTTTGATATTTCGAGGGCAGCCGTATAGTTAGAATTGCCGAATTTATCAATAGCTGCCGTACCATTTGAAGTAACACCTTCTAAATTTTGTATGTACATCTTATAATAACCACATACTCTATTTCGACTATTTTTATCCCATACGTTCTCAAACTCCATAGCGTCATACATGGAGGGTTGATAGAACCATATTTTAAAGTTAAACCAATCACCCTCTGTACTACCACCAGTACCGAAACCTATTATAGTACCTACCTTATACGAACCTGCTCTAGTTGTTGGCTCAGTTACATTAAGGAATGCAAATAGATTAGGAGTATTAGATAACTCTTCAATCTTAATCTTAATTGCATCTTTACCGATAGCAGCATCAACGTCAGCACCAAAAGATAAAGATAATAGTTTAGATTGATAACCAGACGGTGTACCATCTTTTAATCTAAAGCCTAATTGTAAATCATCTAGTTCTTTCTTATATAATCCAGCAGGGTCGCCGTTAGGTTTTCTACCACAGCGATTAAAAGGTGTAAACTCTTCATAGAAGTTTAATTGGTCAAAAGCCATACGAGCTATCGAACGACCTTTGGTTAAATACTTTAAATCATACGCTGCGAATATGTTAGTAGTGGAAGCATATAAATTAGCATCGTTAGCACTATCTATGGCTTCTTGATAAGACCAACCGGCACGTCTGGCTTTACCCATTACTAGATTAAGTCCGTTAATTCTAGCAAATCTTTTTATTTTACCCCACCAGTACTGACTGATAAAGAATCTAGGGAAACCGTCTTTCTTAGTCTTAGATGAATCAGATACATCACTAGCTGAATTATCATCTTCTGTCCTAGACATTCTACCATAGTTTAGAAGATTGTATTGCTCACCCGATATATGCAATGCTTTAACATACTTAGCTCTATCCTCGGGTCTAGTTGCGTTATAAACTAATACATCAGATTTCAAAACTTTACAGTATTCAGTAACTCCGTACTTTCGCTTCTCTACTTCTTCATCATGGAATCTTACATAGTCTACACTATCTATTTCAGCATCTGTGTATTTACCGGTTATCTCAAAGTGATTGGCTACTGTCGTAAATAAGTGTGTATTAATTACTACAAAATCCTCATTCATTAAGAAGCCACCACTCGCACCAACTAAGAAATCCCCATCATCGTCATAAAACACTTTACCCGTTTTCGGGTTTATAGTAGCATTAGCTTTAGGATATTTAGATTTATCTTCGTTATACCACG